CCTTAGGTTGACTTATTATGATGGCGTATTCTGGTAAATTTCGCCCAAGTAATATTCAAAAATATCGAGGAGACCATCTCAACATTATTTATCGTAGTTTGTGGGAACGAAAGTTCATGGTCTACTGTGATATGAATGAGAATATTCTTGAGTGGGGAAGTGAAGAAATTGCAATACCGTATCGATCTCCCTTAGATGGGAAAATTCACAGATACTTTCCAGACTTCTACATTAAGGTACGCGAGAACACTGGAAAGATTCAAAAGTACATTATAGAAATCAAACCCAAAAAACAGTGTATTGAACCACAAAAACAGAAGAAGCATACTAAAACCTACATCAGAGAAGTGACTGAGTATGCTAAAAATCAAGCAAAGTGGAAAGCAGCATCAGAATACTGTAAAGATCGTTTACTACAATTCAAGGTCTTAACGGAAGATCACTTAGGTGTATGAGTAGATTACAACCTGTTGTGGACAGATTCACTGGACTGGAAAGTTCAGATGACATCATGCAACAAGTTCTAGAAGTATTGACTGAAGAGGTCTTGCTTCCAGAACCAGGGAAGTTCTACACATTTGTTTATAGAGCAAAGACACCTAATATTGAATATGACGAGTTTCCTCTGATTGCATGTATCGATGTACAAAGATGGGGGTTTGTTGGATTTAGTTTCCACTGGGGTAAACAAAGAAACTATACCTGGGAAGAAGTTATTGGCAAACTACATGTAGTAAAAGCCAATGAACTTGAAGATGCTAGGTCATTAGGATATGCCAAATTTAGAATATCCACATAAATAGGAAATAAAAAGGAATGGCAGCGGAAATCCTACGATATCCAGTAGATATTATCGATGCGACGACTGATTATATGTCCATCGAAGTATTGGAGTATAAACCAGGAGGAGTTCCATCATTTTCTGGTTCTGGTGGAGCAAATACCAAAACAAAATCTGGTAAAGCCAAATATACTATATTCTTGCCGATGCCAGATAGCATCGCTTCTGTTAATAGAACTGGATGGGGAGAAAGTAGAATAAGTGCTCTTGGTGGTGCAGGAATTAAAGCCGCTGGTCTTGCTCTAGATGCAACTACTGGAAAACTATCTGATCCAGCAGGAGATGCTTCAGCAGCAGCACAAGCAGAATTAGCTGGTCTCGGTGGTGGCAGTGGATATGATTTACTTAGGAATTATATCAGAGCAAGAGCTCAGATTGGAATCATCAATGGTTTATCTGGGTCAAATATTTCACTGAATGATGTTCTTGGAAGACAGTCTGGACAAATCGTTAACCAGAATGTTGAACTGCTTTTTAATGGTGTATCTCTGAGACCCTTCGGATTTAACTGGGACTTAGTTCCTAGGAGTTCAACTGAAGCAACTGAAGTAAAACAAATAATTGCAATTTTGAAGAAGAGCATGTCTGCGAACAGAGAGAATTCTGCTTTTCTTAAAGCTCCATATGTATTCAGACTTACCTACAAGATCGGGGGACAACCTAATACTTTCTTAAATGCCTTTAAAATATGCGCTATGACAGATATTGGTGTTGATTACACTGGATCTGGAGCATATGCAACTTATGAAAATGGAAGCCCAGTTCACTATCGGTTGAACTTATCCTTCACCGAACTCGAACCTGTTTATGCTGACGATTTCGATAACGGGACTAACTACTAATGGCTAGCAATTCTTACTTCAGACTATTACCAGATTTCCAGTATCTTAACCCAACACAAACGGGTGGAGCTAGAAAGCAGTATGTAGATGTCAAGAATCTCTTCCTTAGGATGAAGATTAAAGATTCTGCACTGTTGTATGCTACCAACTTTGTCAAGTACGATGTCTACGAAGGTGAAAGACCTGATAATGTAGCAGAGACTCTGTATGGTAGTCCTTACTATGATTGGGTAGTTCTTCTAACTGCTAACATCATCAATGTAAGAGAAGAATGGCCTATTAGTTCCAGACTTCTTTATGATTATGCTGCAGAAAAATATGGAGAGTCTCTCAACGCAGTAAGACACTACGAAACTAAAGAAGTTAAGGACAGCAAAGGAAGACTTATTCTTCCTGGTGGTCAGATCGTAGACTCTGGATTCACAATTCCTGATCCAGACAACATTGGACAAACACTGAACCCTGTTGTAGGTGTATCCAACTGGTTGGTTGAGACTAGAAAGAATAATGAAAAAAGATCCATTAAGGTACTCAGAAAAGAGTTCCTAGGATCTTTCTTACAGGAAGTTAGAGAGTTCTTGCAATATCAAGAGTCTTCCCAGTACAATTCTAGCACTGGAAAGACTGCTTTTAGTGATCTAGTCTAGAGAAGACTGAGAAGTCCGTTAACGCTTTTCTTAGCGTTAATAGTGGAGTATGGAACTGCGGGATTATCAAGAAGAACTGGATCCTGTCCCCTCATTCTGGCGACTCTGGTGATCTCCTCGTTCTCCTTCTCCGTTGCCAGATAACGATCCTCCAGGAGTTTGGTCGTTATTTCTTTGGCACTTGCAAGATCCACATCCACACTCGAAGTTGAGTGGTTGTATTTCCATGCGTTTCTAAATGTTTTAGAGGGCAATTCAGTATGATTGATCACAGCATACTCTGCTACGGGAACATCCTTTGAGATGATGTCCTCGTCAGAGAGCACACACTGTTGTGAAGGGATAACGACATTACAATATCCGTCATCCCCATTATAAACAATAACTTGATTGCGAGACATTAGTCAGCAGAAGAAACTACGATGTTTTGGGCGGTAGGGAACAAAAGGCGAACCTTTTTAGTCGCATCTGTATCGTCTAAAGCAAAAACTTCTACTTTCTGAGTAGTTGTATTGTCGCCTTCATCAAAGGTGGCGAGATAACGAGTGCCTTGGAAAGCCATTTCTTAAATGAACGATTAACACTAATTTATTTAGTAACTATATAGTCGCCAATCACGAGATAATCAATATCCATCTTTAAGAACGATTTGACTGCATGATATGGTGTTTCTACAATAGGTTGACCATTATCATTGAAGGATGTGTTTACTACAACAGGAGGATCTAACTTAGAAAGAAGTTCATATACCTTTGGATTATCCTTTTCATTCAAAGTTTGAATTCTACAAGTCCCATCATTATGAGTAATTGCGGGTAACTGATCAGTCTTCACAGTTTGTGTAAAGAGCATATGAGGAGTAATAAATCCTTCGTTGAAATACTCAGAAACTTTATCCTCTTGAATAATACCAGCAAAAGGACGCCAGTATTCTCTATGCTTAACTCTTTTGTTCAATACATCTTTATTTTCTGCCTTTGTCGGACTCATAAAGATAGATCTAGAACCTAGAGCTCTAGGTCCATGCTCAGACCTGCCTTGGAACCATCCGATAATTTTATTATCAGAGATTTTTTGAGCAACTATATCAGAATCATATGATTGATATTTTAACTCAAATAATTCAATTGCTTCTAAAATCTCTTGATCAGAATATTCTTTACCAAGGAGAGCAGTGTTGTCTGGGAAAGAAATATCTTCACCTTCCTCAAAGCAACCCCAAAGAGCAGCACCTAGATGTATTCCAGAATCATCGGTAAATGGAGGAATATGAATGTTGTCGAAGATTCCACTCTGCTTAATCTTGGTGTTTGCCAAGATGTTTAAGAATGTTCCTCCAGCAAAACAAACATTTTCATCTAAATGATGTCTCCTCAATTTTTTAAGAAGAGCAATCATGCCATTCTCAAAACTTTTCTGTAACCAGTGAGATGCATCTTCTGCGGTGAATGGATGCTCATCAAACCAAGTATTCTTAAAATTGATGTATGGAATAGAATGCTCTGTTACAATAAAAGCGTCAGAGTACTCAATGTCATTTCCATAAGCAGAAAGACCCATAATCTTTCCCACTGCTCCTACCTGATCAATCCAGTTAGAAATTGCTTTACCAGTTTTGACTGCGTAGATTTGGGCAGAGGCAGCAGAGTATAATTGCCCGAAGTTATTGTAATGATTTTCGGGCATATTATAGAATCTAAAAATTCTCTTCTCTTTATTAAAGAATCCAATCGAATTATTTTCGATATGGTCAATGTATCTCCTATATGGATCATGGATAGGTGATCCACCACCATCGAAGGTTAAAAAACTTCCTTCATTGAAGGGAGATGTAAAAACCGCTGATGCTGCATGAGAAAGATGATGACCAACAAAACGAATCTCAGCATTAGGAAAAGATTTCCTAAGTATTGACTCTGCAACACCAGTTTCTAATTGGAAGAGAGCAATTTCATGATGAGCAGCGACAGAACAAACAATATCTACATCTTCTTTCTTTATACTTGCTGCACTCAGACAGTAATCAATAGAATTTGATGGATAATTGCCATCATATTTTATTCTGGTGAGTCTCTCCTCATTGATACTGCAAATATGCTTCCCATCAATAAAAAGGGAGCAACCCCCGTCATGGACGAAGGTTGCATTGTTAATTTCTAAACTAGTATTGTTTGAGTGCCAATCATAGGCACCATATAATCCAACAATAATCATTCTTCGGCAAGACGCTGGAAATAGGATAGAGCATCGTCTTCATCTTCATTAGACTTAGACGAAGACAGAGAGTTGAGTTCCTCTTTCATTGCCTTGGGGACGGAAGCGAAATCGTAATCATCTTCTTCATCACGAACTTCAGGATCGGGTGCCTTAGGAGCAGCAGTGATCCCGAGAACATAATCGAGACGCTTCTTCAGTTCTTCGTAGGACTTGAACTGGGAAGGATCAACAATCTCAGCGAGAGAATATTCTTTCTTCCAGATTGCTTCCATGGCATCATCGTCATCCAGGAGAGCACCAGAACGAGCGAACTCGGAGGAATCATAGTTCCAGTAACCTGCAACCTTCTTGATCTTGATCTTGAAGTCTGCACCACCCCAGAAGTCGAAGGGGTTGATGGGATCTTCATCTTCAAACTCAGGTTGCATGGCAGACATGATCTTGTCGAAGATCTTCTTACCAAACTTGTAGAGGAACACCTTGCCTTCGTTGTCAGGATTTGCGGGGTCCTTCACAACATAGATGTTAGCGTAGTACGACAGTTTACGCTTCTGCTTACGAGCAGTTTCTTTGTCGTAATCAGTACCACTGTTCCAGAGACTCGTGTTGAGTTCGGAGACAGGATCTTTTTGACCGAGAGTGGTCAAAGAATTCTCAATGTACCAACCACCATTACCTTGGAAGGCATGGGAGTACAT